CATTGTGCTCCGCGCCAATTGGGCCGGGTATGAGGTGGCGGTGACGCGCATTGCGGGAACAGATGCCGCCAGCCCGACCTGGCCCGCCATCACGCAAATCAGCGGCACGACATACGACATCCTGCTTTGCCGGGTGCTGGTGACCACGGCGGGTGTCGTGACCGTGACCGACGAGCGCGTGTGGGCGCTGCCGGGTGCGCAGGCCGCCTTGAGCGTGCTAGGGCGGGCGTCTAACAGCGCGGGCAAGGTAGCCAGTATCGCGGCTGCCAGTGACGGCTGGGCGCTTCGGCGGTCCGGTATCTTCCTGAGCTTCGGCCAATTGAGCGGGCTGGGCATCGCCAACGACGCTATCGACTCCCAGCACTACGCGGCGGGGAGCATCGACGGGGAGCACATTGCCAACGACGCCATAGATAGCCAGCACTATGCGACGGGCAGTATTGACGGGGAGCACATTGCCAATGACGCGATAGACTCGCAGCACTACGCGGCGGGGAGTATTGACCTAGAACACATGTCGGCCAACTCGGTCGATGCCACTAAGATCGTCAACCGCACGCGCACCGACTTTGTGCCCGCCATTACGCCAAACCCGGAAGCGGCGGGTTGTGTGTTGCCCGATAGCGCAAGCACTTCTGCCTATGGCTATTGGCAAGTGCCGGCCGATTATGTGTCTAGCATGGTGGTGAAGGCTCTAGTAATAGCGGCGGCACTGGCTAGCGGCAATATCTACGCAAAAAACGACGTGGTGATTGAAACCAGTTTAGCAACCAGCAACTATGGCGCGGAGGCGGTCACCAGCGGCGGATATGCCAAGGTGCGCACAGTAACCATTGTTGGCAGTCCTTCAGCGGGCGATGGTGTCTACATGAAGTTCACCCGTGACGCGACGCATGCCAACGATACCGTCAACGCCGTATGCGTGATTCTCGGCTGGCAAGTCTCCTACACGGCAGACTCCTAGCCCGTGACGCCCTCCTACCAACTCCGCGTAAGCTCTAGCACCGGCACGCTCCAAGCCGTCGTGACTGACTATACCTACCTGACCTACACGCGCCGCGTGAACGAGGTCGGCATCCTGCAATTCGGCCTATCGCCGTCGCACCCGGCCATTGCCTATCTGACCGACAAGGCGGAGGTGGAGGTCTGGCGGCGCGACGCGCGCAACGGAGTGGACTGGCACCGCGATTACGACGGCCTAGTGCGCACGACAGAATTGGCGCACCTCGACGACGGGCGTGAGACGTTCACGTGCTGGTGCCCGTCCGTTCACACGATGCTCGGCTGGGCCATCGTCGCCTACCCGGCCAACACGGCCAACCGCAGCACGTTCTCTGCCGCCAAGGCCGAGACGATTATGAAGACGCTGGTGACGCGCAACCTAACCAGCGGCGGCACGACTGGCGACGGGCGGGTGCGCACCGCGCCTCAGCCGGGCATCACGGTAGAGGCCGACGGCGGTACCGGCAACACGCTTACCTATGCGTGTGCCTGGGCTAACGTGCTAGAGGCGTTGCAGGACATAGCCAGGATCGGCGGCGGTGACTTCGACCTGGTGCAGAGCGGCGCGGCGGCCTGGCAGTTCACCTGGCACGCCGGGCAACTAGGCACCGACCGAAGCGCGTCGGTCACGTTCTCACTCGCGCATGGCAACATGGCGAGCCCCGTGTACACCCTCGCGCGTTCTGAGGAGCGCACCGTCGCCATCGTGGGCGGGCAAGGCGAGGAGGCGGCGCGGGCAACGGCGGTGCGCACCGGCACTAACTACCACGTCACGACTAACAACATCGAGACGTTTGTACAGGCCAGCGACCGCGACAGCACGGCGGGATTGCAGGCGGCGGGCGACGCCCGGCTGGACGAGCTGCGAGCGCGGCCCGCCTTCCGCTTCAGCATCATCGAGACGCCCGCCACGGTCTACAACCGAGACTTCTATCTAGGCGACCTGGTGACGGCCCGCTACCGTGACGCGGCCTACACGGTCAAGGTCAAGGGCGTGACGGTGAGCCTGGCAGCCGACGGCACGGAGAGTAAGGCATTCGAGGCGGAAACGGTATGAGCGACGTGACGGCGGCCATCATAGACCGACTGAGGACGCTGGAGGGGCGGCTGGCAGCGCTGGAGCGGCGGGAGTGGCCCTATACCGCCATCGGCGCTCGCGTCTACAACGGTGGCGCGTTCACCCACAACAGCTCCGGCAACTGGCTGAGCATCACTTTCGACTCAGAGCGTTTCGACACTGACGGTATCCACAGCACCAGCAGCAACGCGGAACGACTGACGTGTGTCACGCCGGGCACCTATCTCATTACCGGCACTGCCCTATGGACGGCCAGCGGCGACGGCACGGCGCGAGGGCTGCGCATCATGGTTGGCAGTACACGCATCGCCAGCGAGATGCGAGCGCTACCATCGACAAGCGTTGCGCCGGGCATCACTATCAGCGCCATCTACCAACTAACCGCGGGGCAGTACGTAACCCTAGACGCTTACCAGAACACGGGCGGGAGCCTGGATATTGTCGCGTATGGCAACTACAGCCCTGAGTTCTCTATGGTTCGCATCGCATAGGAGACGCCCTTGCCGATAACCGACCTTACCGCCGTTCTCCCCCGCACGTCCCCCTGGCCGACCCGAACCGCACCGATTGACTGCATCGTGATTCACCACAGCGTCACGCCGTCTGACTACCCGCTGGACCGCATAGCCGAGTACCACGTCGGGCGCGGCTACCCCGGCATCGCGTATCACTACGCCATCCCCGGTGACGGCGCGGTCTACCGCTGCAATCCCGACGATGCCCTGTCCTGGCACGGCCACGACGGGAACACCGGCCTAGGCGTCGTGCTGCTAGGCGACTTCACCAGCGCCCCGCCTACCGAGGCGCAACTGGTGAGCGCCGCTTGGCTGGTGGGCTACCTGCGCGGGCTGTACGGCCCGCTGCCCGTGCTAGGGCACCGTGATTGCGGGCGGGCGGCCACGGCCTGCCCCGGCGACACATGGCTGACATGGCGTGAACGTCTTGAGACAGTCATGACAACCCCTACTGAGGAGGCGCAATTGCAGGAGGAGAACGGTGTAAGTGCGAGCACTGAGGCGGCGGCAAAGTGGCATGCCGAAGAGGCTGTCCGGCAAATCGAGGCGGCCATTCGAGCGCTGCAGGAAGCGCGGCAGCGACTACTCGACCAGACTATCCACCTACTCGGCCGCTAGATGTGAGTCCACCGCTTGCGAGCGCAGAGGTTGTAAGCATGAGGCGTGCTAATGCCATAGTCGCGGGCAATAGAGGCGTACGTCTCACCCGCCTCCCGGCGCCGCCTGATAGTTAGCACATCATCATCGGAGAGCGTAGCGCCCGGGTTCTTCATGCCGGCCATATCAGAAGCGTGTGTTTTTGCATACCGTTCGCGGTCTAGCATGTCCTGCACGTTGTCGCTAGGGGTACCGGCATACAAGTGTGCTGGGTTGACGCACTGTGGGTTGTCGCACGTATGGAGTATCCAGGCACCATCAGGAATGCCGCTATGTGCAAGGGCATAGGAAAACCGGTGAGCCTTCTCCATCCTAGCGGGGCGAGCAGTGTCAATAACGAAGTTTCCGTACCCCCCTCCGTCGGTAGCTGCCTGCCAGAGCCAGCAATCATTTGTCCCGGCTACCGCTACCTTCGACCAGAAGCGCACAAGCGGGGAAGTACGGAGTCCCTTGTAGGCGTGCGCCCTAGAACAGTAAAGCGCGCCGCCCTTGTTGACGGCCTTTGGCTCGGCGAAAAACGTAGCACCGCAGAATTGGCATGTACGGCGAATGGAACGTCTGGTAGACTGTGGGCACATGGTGACCTCCCGTGTCATCGTGTGGCCCCGGTGCTGCCTCTAACAGTGCCGGGGCTTTTGCGTGCGGGCATAAGCATATCATAGGGAGCTAAATGACGCAAGATTGGAGTAAGTATCCACGACCGGTTGATGATACTGGAGCAGGGGTTCACGCAGGCGCAAATGCGTATGCGCCATGCGGCGATAACGACGGCCTGATACCCGGCATCCTGGACGAGATGCACCGCTGCGGCCTTCGCTGGGTCAAGCTGCTGGACGCCGACGGCTCGTCCTACAACGCCTGCCGCATGGCGCTAGAGCGCGGCATGATGCCGGTGGTGCGGTTGTATCGTGAGCGCCCCTACCCCGGCAGGCTCACCGATAAGCAACTGGCGGCGGCGCGGGACTTGGTAGGCATCGGCGTCCGCTACTTCGAGCGCGGCAATGAGCCGAATGTGGATTGGGAGTGGCAGCCGGAGGAGTGGCCCGGTTACGACTGGAACGCCTGGACGGACGCGACGTTCGACGCCCTGGCGGCGGAGTGGTTGACGGACGCCCGCAAACTGGCCGCCCTCGGTGCCCTGGTGGCTCTCGATGCGCCGTCACCCGGCGGGCACTATGACGACGTGCTCTACTGGCAGAACATCCTCCGGGCCATCAAGCGGCAAGGCGGCGCGGAACTGGTCAGGCAATCGTCGTGGCTGTCGGTCCACAACGCCGGACTAAATCACCCGCCCGACTACCCCGACGACGCCCGCAATCAGCAGGACCACCCCGGCGTCACCATCCTGGGCGCTATCCCCGGTGAGGCGCCATCGTCCCCTTCTAACTGCATCCGCAAGTATGAGAAGGTCTATTCCGTCGCCAAGGCGGAACTCGGCTTCGAGTTGCCGGTGCTCTGCACCGAGGGCGGCTGGTGGGCCGGTTCGGCGCACGATCCGCGCTACCCCGAACTGACCTATCACGAAGCGAGCAAGCGACAGGCCGACACGCTACGCGGCATGAGGACGGCGCCACCGTGGCTGCTGGCACAGATGCCCTGGCTGTGGTTCAACCGCATTGGCGCCAACCTGGAGCAGGGCTTCGAGCGCGACGCCTGGAAGAGAATACCGGGCTTTGGCTCGTGCCCGACGTGGGAGCCCGCCGTGCTGCCCATCATCGCCGACCTGTTGGCCGAGCCGTGCCAGAGGAGAGTGACCACTGACGTGCCGGAGCCTACACCGTCCCCGGAACCGACCCCGAACCCGACGCCTGAGCCTGCCGCATTTACAGCGGCGGAGGTACAGCGCTGCCGTGTCGCGCTCGGCATCGTGCCGGCCACCATCAAGGCGGCGGTAGAGGGCGGCTATATATGGCTGAAGGAGCTGTACACACCCGGTGACCCCTACGCCTACGCGCTGGTGTGGGATAACGCGGCGGGGGAGTACGCGGCACTGAAGCTGGAGACGCGAACATGGACGCTAGTAGCAGAGAAGGCGCTGTGACGCTGGCAGACGCGGCGGCCTACGCGGCGGCACTT